AGCAGTTTCGGCATCTTGAGAACGGCGGCGCCCAATGGCATCGATTTCGTCAATAAAAATAATACAGGGTATATTATCTTTGGCTAATCGGAAAAGCTCTCGAACTCGGCTTGAACCAACGCCCACGTATTTTTCTTGGAATTCCGCTCCAGAAACGGCGATAAAAGATACCTTTGCTTCACCCGCTAACGCTTTGGCAAAAAGGGTTTTTCCGTTACCTGGGGGTCCCTCAAAAATCAGGCCTTTTGGAATACGAATGTTATAACCCTGATATTTGGTATAATTTGATAAGATATCGATACATTGATTTAGTTCTTGTTTGATGTTATCATAACCACCAATGTCTCGAAATGTAGTGGACGATTTAGTAATGACTTCAAAATTGTCCGATTTTTTCTTGGTGTTACGACTATTTGATCGATAAAATTTGCTTCTATCATCGTCATCATCGTTGTCATCATCGTCGTCATTATCATTGGGATTGTTATAATTTAAACCTATTCCGATACCAGGAATCAATCCACCTGGCTGAATAATGATACGAAATCCACCACTAGGGCGGGATATATTTGGGTTGGAATAAAGTTCTGCTAAATCATTAAAAAATTGGTGATTGGTTCCGTTTTCACTGATACCCATGATTTCTTGGTTTTGCACAGTAATGTTTTTAGAATTGAGACGTCTTAAATAATGATCATAGTAAGAACGAGAAAATGGATAATTTTTCATTTGTAAAACTGAATTGCTGAGACGTGCTGGTGTAAAAAACCGGGGAAAAAAGGCAGCGACACTAACAACGGAACTTAAAAAAACAAAGTCAAAAAATTTCATTTTCAATATAAACATACTAAATTAGCTACCAAAGTAACGTAATTTGCAAATTTATCTGGCGACATAATAAACACCACGCTTACCGCATAAATCATCGTTACCACGCACTTCATTTGCATATGAATAATTGATAATACCGGTTACTATATTTTTTTCACCAAATTTTATACATTTTCCAGAGACTAGGGAACCTTTACGTTCTCTAAAATAGGCACAATCTTTACAAATAAAACTATCAACGTTTTTAATGATTTGCCGAATGATTGTTCCTTCTTTCATGATAGATACGTTTACTTTTATTCGGGTAATTAATCATTGGTTTAATTTCAATTTTTAGTTGGGAAGGTAATAATTTGTCAATATAATATAATGGTTGTAAGTACAATTTATAAAAATAATGTTATAGAAAATACCAAACCAGTAACAGGTAAAATAACTTTAGGTGGACATAGTTTTGATTATGAATATTATTTGTTTCCGTTGATCGGTGCCAATAAAGAGATTGTAGAAAAATCATTGATACACCGATTTGGTAATAGAATACAGAACGGAGAAAAATGTTTACACATTGAAGAATCTGCCGTAACGAGAAATATGAAACATAATGAATATAGTTCAATGATTTTTGTAAAAAATAGAAGATACGAAGATTCCGCATCATGTAGTTTGCAGCTATATGATTGGTGTAACACGGGTAAAGATCAGATATGGATTAACGATTTATGTCGTATTGCTTCTGAAAAACAAACTATAAGTCCAGTAAAGATATTGTTCAAGGTTGTCGAAATGATAATAAAAAAATATACATTGAGATTGAACTTTATGAATTTAATGGTTGACAACGAGAAAGTAGATAGTACGCAAATTTTGATTAGTATATATCAAAAATACGGATTTGAAGTGATTCCCGAACAAAAGTGCTCTATGAACAATGGTAAATATACTTTGATGAGACGGCGTATAAAAAATCCGAAAAGCACGAAACGAGTCAGGTTTACGATTCAAAAATCGACTCCTCGTTATAAATAATATTCTTTTTTTATATAAAGCCTTTATATACAAAAAATGATATTCACAGCAATAATATATTTAATAATAGCAAACGGAATTTATGATATTTTATGTGCAACGTCAATTTTGAAAATAACAGACATTCCGGTTCTCAATAATTTGCATTTATCAATGTTTTTATCGAATCAATCGCCCATTTTTGAGAGATTTTTAGCTTATTATTTATTTGTAAATGGAGTTATACGCGTTTTTGGGGGTATGACATTGTATCAAAGTATGGCTGCGAAAATAGTGGCGTTATCGTATTTTTTAGAAGCCACGTTTTTTGCCAATGAGTTATATCGAGAACATTCAGTGAATAAAGATAAAGGGGTATTTGTCATTGCGTTTTCGTTGTTGCTTTGCGGATTGTCTATGTATCATTTGTTTTGATCTATGAAATAAAAAAATTGAAATATATATAAATATTATTACACTATTTATATAAGGAAGTTTATAATGAGTCTTTCCAAAGAACAGTACGAGACATTGGATAAATTTATTGCGGATAAAACCCCGTGTACTGATGATAGTTTGGCTATATCAAATAATGATTTGATAAACGGAAAACAAATTTACGACGAAATGAAAGCAAATATGGTAGACGGGGAGGCGGAATATACTATTTTTGGAGAAGATGGAATGGGATATACTTGTTATGCATTATACAGACCGGCAAATTCAGAGAAGATATATTTGATTGTGGTTTGGATACAGGGTCTGAGAATGTGGATGGAAATTAAAGATAACACCTGGTTTTAGTAATATTATTAAAGCAGATTACCAAAACGCGTATCTAGGTCTCCAAAAAGGCCCATAATTAGGGTAAATATTGTAATCATAATAATAATAATGATATGATCTTCGAGAGCGGCGATGGTGATGTTTTCTGCAACGTCTACACGACGAATCAGAGTCAGAAGACGAAGAGGACGACGAGGAAGTAGAGGACATCCTATAAACTATCATTTTAAAATCTTTTTTTAAATAAAAATAATCCTACTAAACACAAACCATAATGCAGCGGTGTTTACAAATTGTAATTAAAAAGTTATAATACGGCTAATGGTGGACGAATTTCGTTATTTTGACTGACCTTTATACTAATATTTTTACGCGCACAACCACGTTTATGAGCAGCGAGTGCCTTTAAATTATTTGCATTAAAAGATTTACACATATCACATTTAAAGCCCGGTTTTTGGACAGTATTTGTATATTTGGTTGATAAGTATTTATCAAGACTAGGAAATCGAATTTCGTCGATTTGACTGAGAACCTTTTTCTGACAATCTTTATATAAATTAATAAGCGCCTCCTTTTGCGAAATAAAGAGTTGATATTCTTTATTTATTTCGTCCAATACCGTTTTGGGTATGCTATTTTCGTCGCGCCCACTATTATTCAATTCTTTTAATTTGCCCGAAATAGAATCAATAATATCTACGGCAATTTTAATTTTATCGGTATTATAACCAGCATTATGTACAAATACAATAACATTACCGCGGTAATATTCAATAAAATAATTGGGTTTGGAAGAAAAACCGCTGCTCTGTGATATAAAAACACTATGGCAGTTTTTTTCTTCTACCCATTTATAAAAATCAGCTATCCTATCCATATTGATATTACCCTCAATATCAATACACTCAAACAAAATCATGGGTTTCATGTACCGTTTCATTGAAAAACGAACGGACGGTTCAACACTTTCTTGACATACAAATTCAGCAGTGGAGTACATTTTATTAAAAATATTATTCATTTGTTGGATATTTACATTTTCTTTTTCAGGAGAATTGTTTCGTTTTACAATTTCTCCCATTTCTAGGATAAATTTACTATAGGCAACTTGTTGTTTTGAAGCAGAATCGTTTTGCAGACACGTCATTTTTTCGGTGATATTCTGGTTCAAATTACGAACCACATCATCCGAAATGACGGATTTTTCAAATATTTCAATAAACATTAGATTAACTTTATTAAAATCTATATGTAAATGTTCATTGTAGAAGGACACGATGCGTTGGTCAATGTTTTCTTGCTTCGGGAACATAGTAATGACAGTGGGTATATATTTATACCAATATAAAAATATAAATTTTTAACCGCGTGTTCATTGAATTTTAATCGAGTGTTTATTGAGGAATTAATGGTGGTCGGGGCGGATGAGTTGGTGGTGGCGAATTTGGAATATTTCTTTGAAATTTCTCTATGATTGCGTCTTTTTCCAAAAGAATAGAGATCAGTTCAGCATTTTTTTTTTGTAATAATTCAATGATTGGATTTCGATTTCCTGCCGCTGCATTATTTTGTAACATATTCTGTATCGAATCCATTGTATTGTGATTTTGTAGAGTAGATTTACATTGGGTTAGTTGTTCTTGTAGTTTTTTCGTTTCTTCAATCATTCCCAAATAATTTGTCCATAGTTCATTATATTTGGTTTTCCAAATATAATTTTCGTATCCCAAGCTATTCAAGTAGTTCGTTAATTGATTATCTCCGTTTGCAGAAAAATTTGCCATATAATAAATGTTTGATTTTTTCTAAATGAAACAGGCACAACTGCACAGATGGTAAGGTTGTAGTACAAATATTGCAAATCTGATACAGATACCAAAACTGTAACATTTGCGAATACAATTGATGATTTGTAATTACAAATAGTGACTGCATAATTGGAGTCAATTTAGGAAAAAATTTGTAAAAAATAATCTGCCAGATTAATATATGTCGATGTCGACAAACCCGAGTATGCCTTTTATGCCTGCGTTTAACCCTTACTCTCTTGACCCTAGCCAGATCTTAGCATCGATGCAAAATAATGCACTCACGACCAATATTTATGAAGGTACTGCCAAATCTGTTGGTGCCATTAACGATACTCAGCGTCTTATGACGAGCGAATTTTCAAATGCTAGTCAGAACGCTTATGATGGTACATCAAAGACGATTAATGCTGTCAATGATACGCAACGTCTTATGACAAATGAATTTTCAAATGCAAACCAGAATATTTATGGTGGTACTTCCAAGACCGTTGGTGCGATCAATGATACGCAGCGTCTTATGACTAGCGAATTTTCAAACGTAAATAAGAATATTTTTGATACTATCGCGCAGAATTCTGTTTCTATTGAACGTAATGGTGCTGCCGGAACTGCGACATCTGAACGTGTTGGTTACCAAGTTGCCAGTGCGGTAGAGCGCAATGGCGCTTCTGGTATGAACACTACCGAGCGCGTTGGTGGTAATGTTGGTGTTGCCGTAGAGCGTAATGGTGGTAATATCTTAGCTACTGTCGAAAGAATTGCTGGTGAGGGTCGTCTTACCACAACAGTTGTTGATGCTGCTTCCCGCCAAGCCGCAAACGATAGCGCCCGTGATATTTTACGTGGTGTAGATCGCAACGGATTAGATGCTATCACTACCACAAAGGACGCGTATAATGGTCTTTTGGCTTCAGTCGAGCGCAATGCTGGTGAGACCCGCTTAGCAAGTGCTATTGGCCAAGGTCAAACGGATTTAAAATTAACGGATGTCCGTCACTCTATTTTAAATGACGTGAATCGCAACACAAATGAAGTAATTGGTTCGGGAACACAAAACTTTAATGTTTTAAACAAGGCAGTTACTGATTCAGCTTGGGAGCAGCGTACTGCTTCTGCCGTTGGTTTTCAGAATGTTGCCGAAGAGCATCTCCGTACCAAATTTGACTTGGCGGCTCAGGGAGCCAGTCACTATGCTTCTAGTCTTTTAGAGAATCAGAAAATAAAGGAGGGTTTGGCGATGCAGGGTGCCAATCACTATGCTTCTTCTCTTTTAGAAAGCCAGAAAATCCGCGAACATTTATCTATGCAGGGCGCCACCAACTATGCCTCTAATCTTCTTGAGAACCAGAAGAACAAGGAGCAGTTAGCCAGTCATAGTGCTATGCAGTTTGCTGCTATGGTAAGCAAGACCGATGGTCATGCTGCCGGATTAGCCAAACAGATGGATAATCACTATGCATCCCTTTTACTTGAGCAACAGAAATCGAAGGAATGTCTTTCCCTTCAACTTCAGGAGGCTAAATACGAGGCCCTCAAGAACAAGATGGAACTTTCCAAAGAGATGGGTGATTGCTGCTGTGAGATAAAGCAGAAGGTTGACCAGCGTAGCCAGGAAGTTATTGCCACGGTTGATACTCTTGACCGTAATCGTCTCCGTGACGAGGTCAACACCACAAGTAACGAGAACAATTTACTTAAATTTGCTGAGTTTGGTCCCTGGGGTGGCTATGGTGGGGGATACGGTGGCTATGGTGGTGAAGGACGTGAGGGTCGTGGCCGCGATCACCATAGACGCCGTTGAAGGGGCGAAGGGTCATCAAATAATTCGCGAAATAGTTTTCAATCTATAGACCCCTCTTTCAACCATCATTCCAATCATAGATGCAGATCCAGAAGTAGTTCTTCTGATTCGTCTTCATCTTCGTCTTCATCTTCGTCTTCATCCTCCTCTTCTGATAGTTCATCTTCCTCTTCCAGTTCAGAGTATAGAGGACCTAGAGGAAGACGCGGATTTCGAGGACCGGTAGGACCGATCGGACCCCCTGGTATGGATGCTTCTGGTGGACTAGTGGGACCCGCTGGACCACCAGGCGTAGATGCTTCGGGAGGAATAGTTGGACCTGCAGGACCTACTGGACCATCAGGACCTACGGGACCTGTAGGACCTTCAGGACCTACGGGGATAAACGGATTGAATGGCCCTACAGGCCCTGAAGGTGCGGTCGGCCCCGTAGGACCGGCTGGACCAGTTGGACCCACAGGACCGGTGGGACCTGCTGGACCCGTCGGACCCACTGGACCTGCAGGACCCTGAAAAGCCATATTTCGCAATACAATAACAACAATGACTGGAGTACTAAAAAAATCTGCTAGTTTTAAAATAAATACGAGAACTATTACTGCGTTTGGATATTTATTATCTCCCGGAACTAGTGACATACCTACATATATGTGGGGAAACAAGACTTTAAACGGAGAAATGAATTTAGGTATAGCAAATGACCCACAGCACGAGATCAATAAATATAATTATATTCAATTAGATGTATCAGATATTGCCGATACAAAATCTCCAAGAATTATAGTGCAAAATATACAGGACGATGGGGGGTTTGCTTTATATGGTTCAAATCAATTAGGAAAAATCGGGGTTTTATTATATACCTCACCAGATTTTCCCTCTGAGCAAATTACACCATTACCTGAGATAAATACCTATAAATATATTTCTATAACCGCAGCAGGTTCAAGTATTATAGCAAACGTACTACTCCAGTCTATTAAGTTAGAAATTTGATGCTCCTTGCCAAAAACCATATACGTAATCATCGATGAATCATCGATCAATAATATATATTTTTACATAATTTATATTATTACAGAATTTCGCTTATTAATACCGGGTCGTTGTTTTGTTCTCGAAATTTATCCATATCGAGTTGTCCATCTAAGGATAAATCACTTGCCATTTTATCAATTGCTATAGTAGCAAAAACTGACTGAAAATATCCATCAATCAAATTATCTATAGAGATATTTAAACATTCAAATTCTTTTGTATCAACTAAAACAAGACGTTCGCTTTGAGTTGTCCAACCGTCCGCTATTTTTTCTGATAAATTTGTCAAGTAAATATCTCTTGAAGGAATTGAAAGATCTTTGCTGTATGGAACTGTTGCCTTACGAGCAAAAATAGAGAGAGGAGTAAAGGTAGTTCCATCGAAAAAAGTCATAAATCGTATATCGGAAACATATTTATGTTCCGACTTTTGCGAACCGGTTAAAATGGGCGTAATAAGTTCTTGAATAATAAAAGATTGGTAAGTGAATAATGCGCTGTTTGTTAAAAATGCCGTTAATTCATCTTTACTATGTATGGTAAAAACGCCCTGACCTGCATTTGAATAAGGCACTTTGATAACAGCTCGATAGTTCATTTTAGTAACAATAGAACTAATATTAGAAAAATGAACATCACATAATGTTTGGGGAGTACGAATTTGAAAACCGGAAGAGGCAAACTCAGCATTGAATTTTTCGTATGCTTTATGAGCAATTAATTTGTTACGTCCACCAGCTAAACAGGATAATACTGAATTAAAAATAAAGGTTTTTGACCGAATTGGGATTTTGGTCCAAGGTTTTTGAGTAACGTAACGAAAAGCAGAACGCACTGGTAAAAAAATTCCTGTATCCTTACAAAAAATATGCAAAATCTGGTCTTTCCAATAATATGCCGAGTCAGGGTTCTCGTTTTCTTCAGAAAAATTTACAAAATGGACTGTTTCTCCTGATAAATTGGCTAATTGTTTTGCGTATCCGGAAACCTCCATAATATTTTTATCATATATCACTGCTAAAACGCCTGGTATATTGGTTCTTTGATTAGATAATTCTAAAAAACGAGACATTAAAAGGGCATATCCAAATCCCGGATAGGGTTGAGGCATAGATTTTTGACCAGATGGACAGGAATTGGTTTCCAAAACGAGCATTTTGTTCTCTGATATAGAGAACAAATCTACGCCGGACCAAAAAAAATGTTGCGGTCTATATTGTAGTAGGGTTTTCAGAACCATTTCATCACACTCTGGATTTTTGACGCAGTATTTTTTGATCAAATTTTCCGTAGAAAAAGATAAAAAATCCTGAACCTCGTGATGGAGACGAGTATTTTTTAATTTTGGGTAATAATATAGGTTTTGATTAAAGACGCCTGGTGTTATCATGGGTGTCTATTTTCTTATGATGTGATTTTTATTTCAAAAAATTGATTGAAATAAAGAAAAGGTTTCGAAATTATATAATATTCTGGTTAGCCAAAAATGAACGCTGTCGGTATGTTGGCATTTCTTTTGATCGTAGTTTTGGGTCGCACAAACGCGGCAGAAAACAAGGAAGGAGAACTTGTAAGAAGGTGTGATTATATTTACCACAAATTTCGAGAACCCCTTTGCGTCAATGAAGATACTATTGATCGATACCGAAATCTCTACTATAGCAACAATCACACTTTAATTCTCAATCTGGAAAATGAAATTGGTTATTGCCACAAAAAAAGTGTAGAGTACGTTTTAAATTTTATTATAACACTGTTTATCACTGTCAGTATTATCTCAGTTATACCAAAGAGGGGTAATGAAAAAGAAAAGATGTTGATCATATACTTTTGGCTCACCTAAAAAACCAAATAAAATTACCATAAAATATGCCTTGCCAGATTATTTGCAGAATAACGATTTGATGACCAATCACCTTTTATTAATCCTGACCGATTCAAATAGTTTTTGCGACGGTTTT